ATATGTATAAATTTCATTGTTTAAATCCAATTGCAGAAGTAGGCTTAAACCAGTTTACAGGCGAGTATGAAGCTGAAGGAAAGTTAGAAGGTGTAGACGCAGTGCTTGTGAGAAGCGCTGCAATGCATGAGTTGGAATTTGATAAAGAGTTAAAAGTAATCGCACGTGCAGGAGCAGGCGTGAATAACATTCCACTTGACAGATGTGCAGAAGAAGGAATTGTTGTATTTAATACACCGGGAGCAAATGCAAATGGTGTAAAGGAACTTGTGATTGCAGGTATGCTGCTCGCATCCAGAGATATTATCGGGGGAATCAACTGGGTGCAGGAGCACGAAGAAGACGGTGATGTGGCAAAACATGCGGAGAAACAAAAAAAGGCATTTGCGGGCTGTGAATTGGAAGGAAAGAAACTTGGAGTGATCGGTCTTGGCGCAATTGGTGTTCTCGTTGCAAACGCAGCAGCTCATCTTGGCATGGATGTATACGGTTATGACCCTTATATTTCGGTAGATGCAGCCTGGAAATTATCAAGAAATATTTATCATGCAAAAACAGTGGATGAATTGTATAAAGAATGTGATTACATTACAATTCATGTTCCGGCACTGGAGAGCACAAAAGGAATGATCAATAAAGATGCGATCAGTTTGATGAAAAAAGATGTGGTTGTATTGAACTTCGCACGAGATGTGCTTGTGAACGAAGAAGATATGATCGACGCACTGGAAAGCGGAAAGGTGAAACGGTATGTCACAGATTTCCCGAATCCATTGGTAGCAGGCGTGAAAGGAACGATTGTGATTCCGCATTTAGGGGCATCTACAGAGGAATCGGAGGATAATTGTGCAAAGATGGCAGTAAAAGAAGTGATGGATTTCCTGGAAAACGGGAATATTAGAAATTCTGTCAACTATCCGAACTGCGATATGGGATACCGTGATGGAAAGACAAGAATCACGATTCTCCATCACAATGTACCGAATATGATTGGTCAGTTCACAACCTTGCTTGCAGAGGCAGGAGTGAATATTTCTGACATGACAAATAAGAGTAAGAAGGAATACGCTTATACCATGATTGATATTGAAGGCGGATTGAACGAAGAGATTAAAGAAAAATTGGGCACGATAAAGGATGTTTTAAGAGTTCGTGTGATTGAATAGGAAAAAGGCTGCAAGTTCAGAGATGGATTTGCAGTCTTCTTTTTTTACAACAAAATTGTAGCAAAACGTAGCAAATACGTAACATTTTTTTAAGGGGTTCTTAAATTTGCATGGATTTCTAAAAAACCCGTGGTTGACTGGAAAAATGCAACAAACCTGTCAACCACGCCGTTTTCAAGTGATAAGATTTCACAAAATACAGTGGTATATAATGATATATAACGAAACGGTTTACAACACGTTTACAACAAATCTACTTTTATCTTTTCGATTTGCTCTCTCAGATCTTCTAATTCTCTGTGGCCGTATTTTTTATTTGTTATGTCTTTAAAGGAATGACCAAGCATTCTCTTCCTGTCATTTTCTCTTATACCGTATTTTTCACACAGCGCTGAAAATGTGTGCCGGCAGTCATGTGGTGTGTGTTTTTCAATTCCGAGGGGTTCTAGTGTATTATACATTTGCGTCCTGAATTTATGAATTTCAATCTCCATTAATCTACCGCGCCGTTTCATCCGGCGTTTGACGAGTGGAAGAATGGCAGAGTGGATTGGAACAATTCTATCTTTTCCGGCAGCGGTCTTTACACCACCGCGGAAGTAATTATCCTTTAAATTAACTTCTAACGTCTCGTAGGCGGATATGCGGAACCCGGAATAGCACATGATCAGTAGGAACTCAACGATTTCATCATCCTTGTTTTCCCATAATATTTTCAAGTCATTTGCGGAAAATGGAACTCCATTTTCATCGTCATCCGGTTTTTCGATGCTAATAAATTGTGAGTAGTCCTTTTCGCAAATATCATTTGCGAGAGCGTATCGGTACATTTGATGATATAGAGTTACGATCAGTTCGAGAGAGGAGTGTTTCAGATTACACTCATCCACGATTTTTTGCAGATCATTTTTCGTAAGAGATATAAATTCCCTGTCATGCAGTTCTGCGCAGTTCTTATAAGCTGCGATCATGCTGTACTCCATGCTCTTTTTCTTTCCACTATGTCCGTATTCCAGCTTAAATTTGTCTAAATAGTATTCTTTAAAGATTTCCCCGAACGTCTTGCCTTTTTCCTGCTTTTCCTCGATTCCCTGCATTAGATTGTAATTTGCAAGGAGCGCCTGTATAAAAATATCTGCATTCTGCTTGTTGTCGATGGCAGCAATGTCCTTTTCCATTCCCTGTATGTATGTGCCAGCTCTATAGGCTGTCAGGACTGCAAAGCCTGTTGGCCAGTCTGGAACGTAGCAGAGTGCTTTCTGCGGCTTCATCTGTCCGTTTGGATACTCTTCCGTAGCAGGAGGGTAAACACCGTAGGGATTACGCCGATTAGAGCCTAAATAGCGAATTTGCCCGTAGCTGTTTGGTAATTTTGGATATTTCTTTCTTTTTCTTGGCATGAAATCATCTCCTTTTGAATTTTGGGTATAAAAATAACAGCTAACAAACAGAATGCATGTTCTGATTGTTAAACTGTTCCGAAGATGATACAATATATTTGTTCAGAATAAGTGTACATCTTCGGGTGTATGTTTACCGTTCCTGTTGGCGCAGGGGCGGTTTTTTAGTTATCCAATAATACTTTCTTCTAAGAAATTGTTGTTCTCCATTGGAGGTATTTCTAAATTGGAAACTAATAGTTCTTTTCCTTTTATGTGTGAGTTTACAGAATAGTCTAAGTAAATATGTTGTTGTTTACTATTTCTGTATAGTTTTTTTATATCATCCGAATTATCATAACTAATTAACCACGGATAAGATTTTTTCTTAATAAATCTTGATAGATCTTTGTGCATTTGTTGGTTGTAATAATATCGATATAAAGATGGTCCTTTTTCATAATATGGAGGATCTATATATACAAAAGTTTTGGAATTTCTTTTGTATTTTGTTTTTTGTTTCAGAAAATCGACAGCATCCATATTATAAATTTCAATTTTATTGCGGAAATTTGATAATAATCGTATGCTTTCTATAACCCGTTCTTTGTTAAAACGGCAATCTATTTTGTATCGAGATTTTTGTTCAAATCCTCCTAATGGTCCTGCTTTTAAAATTCCAGAAAAACTTGTTCTATTAAGAAATAATCCGGCAAATCCTATTTCAAGTGTACTCCGATTTGCTATATAATTTACGTCTCGGTATTGAGAGAACAAAATCCAATTGTCAAGACTGATTTCAGTGTCTTGTATCAACTGTATTAAATCTTCAGTGTGTTCCATAACTGAAATCCAAAAACAATATATAAGAGGATCTAATTCATTTATAATTGCTTTTGATATAGTCCCTGAGTCAAGTAAAGCGAATGTAACGGCAGCACTTCCAGCATATGGTTCATACAGAGTGCAACTTGTTAATCCTTCGCTTTTTATTAATTTTTCTATGTATGGTACCAGTTTTGATTTTGCGCCTGGATACCGTAAAGGGTTGTTAATTGCCATAATCATCATCTCCTAAAATGATTATACGATAATCTTTTGTGTTTGGCCAGAGTTAATTGAGTTTAGGGATTCTGGTACGACCGGCCACAATGTTAAACTTATCCTTAAAAGATTTTTTGAATTCTTGATATTCGCAAGTATGATCTTCTATCCAATATTTCATCAGATTTATGTCATCAAACATTGCTTGATTATCTATAAACCAGTGCTTATATTTTTCTCGGTCTTTTGAGTAATTTTGGTACAGACTATTGGTTAACGGATTCATTTCTTTGAAACCACGCAGGGATAAGCCTTTTTCAAAATAGTCAGAAAGTATATCGTGAGTTGGTGGCAGGGTTGATAAATATGTGTAAAGTAAAGATTCTGGTCCATCATTTCCTGGAAGAAATAAAACATTATGATATCTGTTTGGCAAATCTTTATATTTTGTTGATGATATATCTTTATCACCATCTAGGATAAATAAGACATTTTTAAAATATTCGGGGTCATTGTATAAGAGAGCCATTAAAGATTCACCGCCTAATTTTATATCAACAAGTTGATATCGATCTTCGTATTCTTGTAATAAATGCTTAATTATCCAGCGAGCTTCTTGGTCTTCGGAGTATATTACTATTCGTTTTTTTGTGTTTGTAAGATAAAAGTTACTGATTAACATATCGTTCTCCATAGCTTCGTAGGAAGGATTGTGCTTGATCTGAAGCACACCATTAGCAGTTGTGAAATATTCTATGTTAATATCTTGAGTATTTTGCTGCATTTTATTCAAATATTCAAGAATTTGTAATGAATGTGTGGTAAAAACAGCTTGAAATCCAAATTGTCTACTAGTATTATATATCAAATCTATAAGTCTGATTTGAGCAGCTGGATGCAGAGTGGCATCTATTTCATCGATTAATAATAGCCCTCCCATCCAAGGACCTAAGTTTTCATTCCAAGTTGAATGTAATTTAATAAAAGACAGAAGTAGATATAAAATCTGCATCAAATTATCTTGTCCGGATGAATTACTTAGATAATCATATTCATCAGTATTTATTCCTCCTGAACGCTTCTTATTAATTTCGTAATTAGATATACTTTGAATAGTATCATCTATAGATAAGATGTTTTTATAGTTTTTTAATAGCCACTTTAAATCGTCAGGAGATAGTTTGCTTTTAAATTTTTTTTCTTCTATTATTTCTTCTTCATTTTCACCTAAAGGATACAATCTACTTAAGCCAAGGTAAAAAGAAGGGAGAGGAAGTTTTTTTGCTGTTCGTGATGAAGAGACACTAGAATCAATCCAATTATTTAAAATACGAAAACGATTTTTTTCTCCCGATTCAGGAGTCCATTTCTGCCATGTTACACGAAGATTAATTTTCATGGCATCAGGATAAGAAGGGTGCTGATATAGAATAGACCCAATAGTTCCGTTTGTTTTATCATGATTTTTAGAACCTTTAAAAAGTTCAGAAAATTCAGTTTTAAATTGCTTATCCGTAATGGTTGTTCCGTATTTACTTTTTAATTCACTAGAATTTCCGAGAATACCAAGAATGGTTGATTTCCCAGTAGCATTATGTCCGGCAATTGCAGTTATTGTTTTCCCTAGCAGGATTTTTTGGTTTTTAAATATTCTAAAATCATCTAATTGTAACTCAAGAAACATTTCTTTCCTCTCTTTCTCTTTAGCTTACATCATTATGGTACCACATTCCCTATATATAACGCCATAGCGGTTATATCATTAGAATAATTCCGCAACAGTCAAGTTAAAGCTCATATAGTTGCGATTAAATATATCTTTCAACAGATTCTATTAGGAGGTCCTTATATTTATAAATATCATTTAAGGTCTCTATTATATATCTAGTAAATTTTTTGTTTTCATCAGGGATAAATAATTGTTTATTTTTCCTATCTAAATTCAAGCGGCAAATAGGCTTTCTATTATTGTCTTTATATAAAATACCAAAATAGCTTTCCGTATCTCTGTGAACAATATCTTCCACAGGTACTGAACCAGCTAGCACTCCTCTGATTATATAAAACGCTTCAAGCTCATCTTCGGTTGTTATAATTTTAGAAGTAGGTTCATCTGTCACTGCTTCATCATTTTCGATAGGTGTGTCATCCTCACCGTCTTTAGAAAGAGCAGAAGAAATTTTATTATTAACGATCTCGTTAACAAAAGAAGAAAAAGCTTTTTTAACAACAGGGGTAAATTTTTCAATAATACGCTGATTTTTTTGACCATCATAAATGTTTGTGAGTATAAAACGAACAAACTCTTCTGAAGGCTTTTCAAATTCAGCTGAGAGAACTCCTTTTATAAGAGAACTATATTTAAGTTCTTCAGCAGTGCTAAAAATTTTATCTTTATCAAAGTTTTCTTTGCAGAATTTTTTTAATTCGTTAATAGATGATTCTTTGATAGAAAGCATATCTATTTCCAAGAAAGGAACTAAGTCCATTTTATTAGATTCTTCTAAATCGGTATAAAATCTATATACAATGCCATTTGTGAGAATACCGAACTTTGCAGGTGTTGTTCCAAAATATCTGAAAAGTTGTGAAGAATGTTTGTCAAGTTGTTCAGAACAACTTTTACATTCTATCAAGATATTTGGTTGCCCTTCTTCTAAGATAGCATAGTCAACTTTTTCACCTTTTTTTATGCCAACATCAGCAGTATATTCAGGGCAAAATTCCAAAGGGTTAAAAACATCATATCCTAAAATTTGAAATACGGGTACTATTAAAGACATTTTAGTTGCCTCTTCAGTGGAAATGGTATCTTTTAATGCAGATACACGTTCTGAAAATTGTTTGATTTTTTCGTTAAAATCCATATGAATTCCCTCTCTTTCTCTTTAGCTCACATCTAAGGGGAACCACCCCTTTATATAACGCCATAGCGGTTATATCAATTAAAATTTTTTAGTCTCAATTCTATCAAACTTTTTTCATATCCGAAAAGACGTGATAGCTGAGATGTTGTATATTCAAGATGTTCTTCTATATCTTCATCGCTTATAAGTAAATTCATAGCAAAAAGATTCGCCTCGTTTTCATATTTGTTTTTGACAAAGTGCGTTCTTGTATCCATGAATATTGCATTGTTATTCTTATGCAGGAATACATGCCCTAGTTCATGGGCGATAACGAATAGAATTATATGCTCAGGAAGTCTATCATCAACATAGATAATATGATTTCTCTGAAAGTAGTGATAGAAGCCACGAACACCTTCCAATGGATATCGTACTAAAATCATATCCATTTTCTCAACAATTTCGAGTGGATTTCTTGTGCCGTATTTTCGGACAATTTGATTCACTCGTTTTTTAATATCCATAAGTATCAATCCTTTTTATATTTTTTAGGTGTGTACTTTTCTTTGTTTTTCTGCTTAGCCATCTCCATTCCGATTTTCATGGCAGACAATATGGAATCAATCGCTTCCGGTGTAGCTGGGTCTCCGTCAAACATGAGACCGTCTTGTTGAAGTAAGCTTTCCATATTATTCAACATTTCGGTTATTTCCTTAGTATCTCGGGTAGTGAGAGCCTTTTTCTGCGTTGGAGAATCTGAAGATAACTCAACATCTTCATGCCCTGTCATTAAATATGATAATGATACATTGAAATAATCAGCAATTTTTTGTAATTTTTCAGGCTTAGGTGTGTATTTACCTTGTTTCCAACTCGTTAGAGTGGCAGTTGTTACGCCAGTTTCTTTTGCTACACGATATGCTGTAACTCCATGTTCTTTTAATAATTGTTCAAAAATATCATACATAGTTGTTCCTTTCTATCAATAACTTAGAAAACTATGCTAATAATTGTTGACAAGCATAGAAAACTATGCTATAGTACGAGTATAGCTTAGATAACTAAGTTAATTCTAAGGTTTCTTTAATAACTTAGGTGGTACTTTGATTATATAAGAAACCTTAGATAAAGTCAATTAATAATTTGATTTTAGGAGGTGTAAAATTGTACGAAAAATTTGCGGGTTTATTAGATAAAACAAACAAAACAGCTTACCAAGTTTCGAAGGATACGGGGATATCAACGGCTACCTTGTCTAGTTGGAAGAATGGAGAGTACACGCCGAAGATTGACAAAATAAAAACCTTAGCTGATTACTTCGGAGTAAGCATTGAGTATTTCTTAGAGTAGGGAGGTGAAAGAATGAGTGAAATCATACAAGGACCGGCAATTGCAAAAATAATGGGATGTAATGTCGGTACAGTTCATTACAATATGAAAAATGGTTTTTGGAAATTCGGTCGAGTTATCAAAACCGGACCGAAAAAGCACAGATATGAAGCTACGATAACAGAAACAGCGAAGTATGCTGAGATTAGTAGGGAAGAGGCAATAAAACGATTAGAAGTGAGGTGATACATAGTGAACTGGAACAGAAGAAAAGCACTCCCCGATTGGGAAAAGCGTAGAATCCGTAACAGACATGAACGGAAACTAAGAAAAGAGCGTGTGTTCGCGTATAAGCTTGCGATTGCGGTGCTGATAGTAATCGCCATCGGAGTTGTAGGTAATGCAATTTTGGTAGGAGGTGTAGCGAAGTGAACGAGATTATGGTAGTTGAAAAACCGGAGATTCAGGTTATGGAGTTTGAGCCATCAGATGTCTTACGGCAGAGAAGACTGGAAAACCAGTTGCTTAAGAAAGATATTCGTGACGAGATAATTTTTCGGCGGGTGATGATCGGCGCATGCATGGTCGGCTTGACTATCATCGGATTTGTAGTCGGACAAATTGTAGCAGCGTCAATGTTACTGTTGTAAGAAAGAGCACCCATATGAGCCGGCAAGCTCCAAGGTGCCCAAACAAAAATCAACAATTAAATTGTAAAACAGAAGAGAGGGAAAGTCAATGGAACAATTAGAAGGAACGGTAACAATGCCGTTGATTGTATATCAGAAGCTTAGAAATGACGCGAGTCAGATTTTCGATTCGCATGGCACTGATCACAACTTGAGAGACGAGAAAATAGGTATTTGGCTCTATTTAAATCAGGAAAAACTTTTTGAACTCGCTTGGGAAGAGATGATCAGACGTGGCATAGATGTATTGAAGTACGACAGGAAGAAAGCAACGTATGAGGATGGATTTGTCAAGTTCGGGTTTAAAGAGAGTCAGGTCGATGTAAATGTATGAATATGTATGCCGAATCTGTGGAGCAAGCTTGGATCCGGGCGAAAAGTGTGATTGCATGGAACGAGAACATGAGTTAAGAAAACGAAAAGCAGAGGCGGAACGTCTTGCAGAGTTTGAGGGTATGTGGGAACAACAAGTATTGATATTTTAGGAGGATATAGAGATGGCAAAATTATATGAAATCGTTGGAGCATTTAAGGAATTGCTTGAAATGGCAAGCGAGGAAAACATGGATCAGAAATTAATATCTGATACTTTAGAGGGCGTTGAATTTGAGTTTGAAGAAAAAGCAGATGGTTACGCAAAAGTAGTTAAGATGCTGGAGGGAGATGTAGAAGCGATAGACAAGGAAATCAAACGTCTTACAGAGAAAAAGAATACAATCAAGAATAATATTTCCGGGATCAAGAAGAATCTCGAAAACGCAATGATCACAACAGGAAAGACGAAATTTAAAACACTTCTGTTCGGATATAACATTCAAAAGAATCCGGTGAGCGTTTCTATTGACGATGAAAATCAGATTCCAAAGGATTTTTGGATTGAGCAAGAGCCGAAGTTGGACAAGAAGTCGCTTGCGGCATACTTAAAAGAAAATGAAGTTTCCTGGGCACATCTGACGCAGACGGAAAGCCTTAGAATCAGATAGGATGTGTGATCATGGATAATCTTGAATTATACAATCGTGTGCGCAGCGTTCCAGAAGAGGCAAAAAAGAAAATCACAGCCGGAAGAACAAAGGGGTTCACGGATATTAATCCGATGTGGAGAATCAAGAAGCTTACAGAGGAATTCGGAGCATGTGGGGTTGGCTGGTATTACAAGCCGGTTAAAAAATGGATTGAGCAGGTCGGAAACGAATATGCTGCATTTGTCGATATAGAACTTTACATAAAAGTTGATTCGGAATGGTCTATGCCAATATGTGGAACCGGAGGAAGTAGGCTTGCAACTTCCGAGAGTAAAGGAATTTACGTTTCGGATGAATGTTATAAGATGGCTACAACAGATGCGATCTCGGTTGCATGCAAACAGCTTGGCATTGGAGCTGACGTTTATTTCGAATCTGACAAAACGAAATACGATTCTGATGTAGCTGTAAGTAGCAGTGAAAACAGAAGGATTAACGAATCCGAAAAGAAATTATTAAGACAGGCATCAGAAAGAACCGGAATGAACTTGGACGAGGCAGTTAAAAAGAAAGGCGGAAAATCTATAGATGATGTGACCTTGAAAGTATACCATTCGTGGATGATCACACTTGCAGTTGCCGATAGTAAGATTCCAAAGAGCGACGGAGAACCGGATTCAATCCCACCAGAAATCGAAGAAGAAGTTCCGTTTAAGTAGGTGGCGAAATGAAGTTTACAGGAAAGTTAAAACAGCCGGTGATTGATTTCGTAACCGGAAAGCTGACATTGTTATTTGAGCCTGTCGAGGATTTTCGGCAGGCATACGAAGAACTTAAGAACTATGAGAAGTTAAGCCTTGAAATAAAGCCGTACAGGCGTAAGCGAAGCCTTGATGCAAATGCATACTATTGGGTGCTTGTAACAAAACTCGGCAAGGCGATAGGGCTTAGCAATCCGGAAGTACACAATATGCTTTTGAGGGGATACGGGCAGGCAGAAATTTTCGAAGGCAAAGGAGCATATGCGACAATTCCGGATACTGACGAAGCAAGGAATAAGGTGGATAATTCGACGGACTATCATCTGTTGCCTACCTCACAGGTGCGTGAGGGAAATGACGGTATTATGTACCGGACATACAAATTGCTAAGAGGGTCACACTCTTACAATACAGAAGAGATGGCACGTCTAATAGATGGCGCTATTACACAGTGCAAGGAAGCAGGTATACCGGATGCTGATATTGCATCACCGGACGAAAAGAGAATTTTAAAAGAAAGGTATGGTGTGGATTTTGGCTAAAAGGCTATGGAGCATCTTCACAGATGACATGGATCACTGCATGTATACTGGTTGGTATGGAGTGGAAAGACATCATATTTTCTCGCATACATCAAATGAGAGAGATCTATGTGAAGATTATGGTTTTATTGCTCCGCTGAGACCGGATTTACACCCGAATGGAGTGCGTAGAGGAAAAGATGCAGGAAAGATAGATAAAGATTTAAAGAAACGCTGTAAGGCGTATTATTTAGAACATTACGGAACAGAAGAACAGTTCCGGCAAGAATTTTTTTACAGAAGTTAGTAAGGGAAAATCCTTTGCTATAGAGTAACCCGTAAACTGTTCATGGCAAATATATATATCACAAAACGTAAGCCAAATACCTCCTGCTACACAATGCTGAGTGGGAGGAGAAAGGAGTGATGCAATGAGTTTTGCAGAAATGATAACAGAATTGGTGATGGACATCGAAACGCGGTAGGGAGACCGGATGATCTGAATGTTGACAGAAAACTGCGAGCATTGATTGAACATGCAAATCATAACGGTGACTGTATTATTTCCGGAAAGAACGGGTATTACAGACCGATTCCGGGAAATGAGATAGATGAAGCAGAGTATAAAATATATATGAGACAGAACAAGTCTAGAATAGATAAGTTAAAAAGTAAGCAGGCGTGTATGAATGTTGCATTCGAAATGAAACGCCTTGAAATATGGTATGCACAGGAAATGAGGAAGAACCGGAATGACAAATAGCAGAAGAAAAGGAGCATCTGGAGAACGTGAACTCGCAAAGAAACTCAGGGAATATGGCTATGAAGCGCGAAGAGGACAGCAATACTGCGGTTCTAATGGAGATGCAGACGTTGTAGGAATACCAGGAATACATATTGAGTGCAAGCGGGTAGAAGCGCTTAATATTGAAAAAGCAATGCAGCAGTCGATTTCAGACAGTAAAGATGGAGAAATACCTGTTGTAATGCACAGAAAAAATGGTGAAAAGTGGAAGGTAACAATGACATTAGATGATTTTATGAAAATTTATAAGAAGTAGGTGATGGCTTGAATTACTTAGCTGAGATTATCGCCTTCGAACGATGGCTCGAAAATAACTACTTGACCAGAGATGCCCAACTCCTGTGGTACAGATTAATGTACCAGGCTAATAAGTGTAACTGGCCTGAGTGGGTTACAGTAGATAACCTGAGATTGATGGCAGCCATGCAAATGAGTCGTGAGGCAACTTTTATAAAGGTGCGAGACGATCTCCTAAAAGCTGGTTTAATCGAATACCAAAAGGGCAAAAAAGGAAGCCCGAATAAATACAGATTAATACCTTTCACTTTCAAAAACGTAGTAAAAAGCGAAGTAGAAACGGTAGTAAATCAAGTAGTAAAAAGCGAAGTAGAAACGGTAGTACAACAAGTAGCAGAAACCGTAGACATAGATAAATATAAAACAGAAACTAAAAATAAAAAGAAAGATACTAACGTATCTAAAGAAAAAATCGACTTTGCGGCGATTTCCGACTTGTATAACAGTATCTGTGTATCTTACCCGACATTGAAGACCATGTCTGAGAGGCGGAAAAAGGCTGTCCGTGCAAGGATGAATACAGGCTATACCTTGAGTGATTTTCAGATGTTGTTTAAAAAGGCAGAGGGGAGCAGTTTCTTGAAAGGGCAGAACAACCGGAACTGGTCCGCTACATTCGACTGGCTGATCATGGACGGTAACATGGCAAAGGTGCTGGATGGAAATTATGACGACAAGGCGCATGCAAACGGAATAGTTCAGACGAGGATTCGCGACCGAGTAAGCGAGGTGGATAACTGGTGACAAGGGAAGAGTTTAAGAACATTGTAAAAGCCATAAGGGCAGCATATACAAATACTCCGATTGACAGCCAAACAGTATTCGATTTGTGGTATGAGATGTTAAAGGATGCAAGCTACACGGACGTGACAAAGGCACTTGCGAAGCATATTAAGACAAATAAATTTGCACCAACGATTGCGGAATTGCGATCTTGTGCAGAAAGCAGGAACAGGTTCAATAATTTTCTCCCAAGAGGGTACGATTTTGACAAGTTGGAAGCTGCTTTGCTGGAAGCTGACAACAAAGCGATTGAAGAAAAGTGAAATTTGAGTTTTAGGAGGATGAATCATGGAGAGATTAACAGAATACCACGGCGGAAAAGCTGTGATTAAGGATAAAAACGAACTCGGACAGGCTATGGAGAAATTAGCCAAGTATGAAGATATCGAAGAACAGAAAGAAAAAGCGGAAAAATTGAGACCGGATTTTCCGGTATTGAGAAACAACGAACAGCGCAAAGAGTTTTTAAAAGGATTCCACGACTGGGCGGTGTGGTTTACAGTACCGGAGGCGGATGAGACGTACTATAGATACAATCTGCCGGATGGTAGCAGTATTGTAATATGCGAATACAAAGTATGGAAAGAGTGGATGAATAAATACAAAGCAGGGAATCCAGAATCACAAGACACAAAAATATTTTTGCTGGAAGAGGGCTATAGATACCTGAATGATTGCAGAGTGAGTGAGAGTGTCATCGTAGATCATCTCAAGAACGTACAGAAACAAATACGGGAAAGACAGGTATAGAGATGGACGAAAAGAAAGTTAAAGAAGCGATAGAAACAATTAAAATCCTAGAGCTGTTCGGTGGCATAGGAAGTCCTCGATGCGCTCTTAGAAATTTAGGAATTCCGACAAAAGCAATTGATTACGTCGAGATAGATGAAAAGGCGGTCCGCTCGTATAACGCAATGTTTGCGGATGAGCTTTCGTACAAAACACAAGATGTAGTTGGTTGGAACCTCAAGCCGGATATTTTGATACATGGTAGTCCTTGCCAGGACTTTAGTATTGCCGGACATCAAAAGGGTGCTGATGAAGGCAGTGAGACACGAAGTAGCTTGATGTGGGAAACGATTAATATCATCAAAAACATGGGAGAATGGAAACCACGGTATGTTATTTGGGAAAACGTAAAAAATGTTCGCAGTAAATATATGATACATAATCACGAAAAGTATATGAATGAATTATCCAAAATGGGATATACAAATAGCTTTGAATTATTGGATGCGAGAGATTTTGGATTACCTCAAGCAAGACAACGTTACTTTACGATCAGCCACTTAGGAGAAGAAAAGATAGATTTCTCGGAGTTTGAAAAGCAAGATATGAAGCCGATAGCAGATTTTTTAGAATCGAATGTTGATAGTAAATACATTGTAACACAACCAAGCATGTTAAAAAGGATTGGCGTAAAAGGCACTCCATTTAGTAGAGAGTGCGACATTATAAAAGATTATGCGATGGCGATAACTTGTAAGCAGATGAGATATCCTAACAGCGGTGTTGTTGACTTAGGAAACGGTAAATATAGATATCTAACAGAACGCGAATGTTGGAGATTGCAAGGCTATACAGATGAAGACTTTGAAGCTGCATTAAAAGCAAATCCAGGGAAGAAAGGATGTTTGAATGGAGCGTTGTACAAGCAGGCTGGTAATTCAATACCTGTGCCGATATTTGAAAGTATATTCAAAAAGATTTTAGAGGGTGGGAAAATAAGCGTGGAATAGGAGAGTGGAAGAATGAGAGAAATACTTTTTAAAGCAAAGAGAAAAGATAATGGAAAATGGGTGGAAGGAGATGCTATACACGAGCCTATAGGGATGTCAATTAGACACGAAAAAAATGGTATGAGTGTTAGAGTTCCAGTTGACCCTGATACCCTCTGCCAGTACACCGGACTTACCGATAAGAACGGTCAGAAGATTTGGGAGAATGATATTGTAAGAAACGAAGAAGGTGATATAGGTGTAGTACAATGGTTTGAAGAACATGCTGCATTTATGATTTGGAATAAGACTAAAAATTGTGTTTGCTATTTAGCGGAAAATGATTTTTCAAAAATTGAGATTGTCGGAAACGAGTTCGATAATCCAGAGCTGTTGGAGGTGGAGTGATAAATGAAAGTACCTAAAGAAATAGCAAGTAAGGCAGAAAGATATGAGGAATTAAAAAAAGAAATAGATACACTTTATGAAGAATTGGAAGAGTTTGCTAATGAAAATGGTTTTGAGGATTTTTGGATAAACGGTTTTGGGGTATCTCAAGAACCTGAAGGCGATGAGCAGTCTGATGGGGAGTATTGCGACCAATGGATGCGCGGGGAAGATTCCGGCGATGGAACATATTACTATCCGATTGAAGGAAGTACGCAATATTTTTGGGTAGCATATTCATTTTGATTGGAGGTGGAGTGATATGGATTTAGAAATGGGATATTTGGGAATGGATGTTATGACATACAATTATTTTTTACGTGCTGGTGCGAGAACAATATCAGATGTATGCAGCATTTTGGAAGGAAAGAAAACAAAACAGAGAGAGATTCCTGAAAGTGTAATGAGAAAGGCAAAAGAATATGTTAAGGCACAAGAAAGTATTTTAAATATTCAATTGTTGGAGGTGATTCAATGAACGTACTAGAGAAGATTTTGGAAGAGATAGAGGAAAGAATTAAGAGATTAAAAGAGGCAGATAATATGTGCAGAGTGAATGCCGAGCGCAATAGAAATTTTGAAAGCATGAAATATTTTCAAAGCCTAATGTTTGCGACGGAAAGAGCTGAGAGCATTATTGGAGATATTATCCGTTCTCACATGGATGAAGTAGCCGATGATTGGATTCCGGCAGCAGAACATATTATGAGCAGATTTATGAAAGTGGAGTAGGGTTATGGAAGAATTAACGCTGAATGAGGTGGCGACACAAATAGATGTGGAATATTACAACCTAAAGGGTGAAGAGTTGCATATGTTGTTGCCGCCTGGAGATTTGATTAAAATTTGCAATGTACTACATGATTATACGGACTTGTTGGGAACGTGCATTGAAGAATATAAAGACGATATCGATAAAGCTGTTACGGTTGCGAATTATGCGATTTATGCTGATAGATTAAAAAGGATACAAACAAAAATTGAGGATGTATTGGGATATAGTACAGCGAAAGCAATCGAAAAATGCAGAAAGAAAGCGTTTAAAAACAAAGATAATGGAGATATTGGAGAAGATGCTTTGATATTGGCGTCGAAATCAAGAGCAACAAAGAAAAATGATAAAGGGGAGAAGACAGAAGAAAAATCAATAAAAAAAGAATCGGAACAAATCAGTTTATTTGATTTTATGAAATAGAAAATGTAAAGAGGACAGCGGAGCACGGTCTTAAGTGCCGTTGCCCCAACCTCAATATTATAAGTTCCTCTACTATATATACACATAAGTCGAGGAAATCTAACGCGATTTTTACAAAAAATAAAATTTTTAAAAGGAGAAAGAATTATGAATAAACATGCTAATAAGGTTTTACAGTTTTTGACAGCGATACAGGATTGTTACAAAGAAGAGGACGACAGAGAAAGTTACGATTTCGGAAAATTAGAGCTTTCGAATGATGAACTGACAGATGACTTTATTGCAATGCTGCAGGCTCAGAAAATATTGTATGAGAATATAACAGGGGATAAGGTTGATCTGATAGGATTTACACATATACAGAATCGACTTGTGTTTCAACACATCATTGAAAATGAGAAAAAGAGCGAGAGTAGGTGAAAATTTGAAACGCAAACGTACAAGCGATGAACAGAAAATTGAGCAAAACAGTCATTATGCTGAGATGGAGACGAGTAAGCCTCCCGACGAGGCAAGTGCAGCATTTCATCGTCAGGCATATCAAAGCATCGAGGTAATGGATTACATCCGAAAAATACATAAGGGAGGTGGTACCGGTGGAGATGACAAAAGAGCGGTTAGCATCGTACAGGAGCAACCGACAAGAAATCGCAGAGTTGGACTGGATGCTGAATAATCGTTGGAAGAGTGACAGTATGATAGGGAATGATGTTGTATTTGATTACAGCAAAGGTTATCCAATGCCACAATCAGTCGTAGGGTTTGATCAGAAGAAGTATGAGAGACTGCAGAACCGGGATTTGAAAAGAAAGACATATTTGGAAAAGGAAAATGAGGAGATTGAGGATTTTGTAGGGAAGATTCAAAATAGTTTGATAAGAAGAATATTCAATCATTACTTCATAAATGGGGAAAAACCGGTGAAGCAGAGCGAGGTGGCAAAAAAAGTACATTTGGATCAAAGCTGTGTGAGTAGAAAAATTGATGAATATTTGAAAAACGCATAGCATGCATACGAAACATATTTATAATAACAATAGAGCCAATAGGCGAACAGCAATCGGCTCGGGGAATCGGTTGATTTCTCCTGACAAAATTCTTCTTATACGTATCTGGAAAAGCACCATATAGAAATATAGGGTGCTTTTTGTTGAAAAATGTAAAAAGTTGACGTATACTTCCCATGTAAATAATTTAGAAAATGGAAGTAAAGGAGAATAAAATGAAAAGCAAGAAGAAAAAATGTAACAACTCATTAAAAGAGCAAGAAAAAAATGAAGTTCCTAAATATGATAAGGCAAAGTGGAAAAACATAATTGATACGACACAAAGTAATTATGCAAATATGATAAAGCGATTAGATAAAAGCCAAAAGATGTCAAATTTTGTATTAATTTATTATAGTATTTTTTTGATTGTAAATACGTTAACGGGAAAATATTTTCCAGAGTATTTTAATCTAAAAGTTTCTGAGTATTTTGGGGTTATATTGTCTATCATTGTTTTAGCGTATTCTATAATAAATAATAGTGCTAATTATTCAATAAGAATATCTCGCATTGAAGAATCGCTAAATAAATTAAAAACAATTAAGCGTAATTTGGAAACTAGCGAATTAGAGAAATGTGTAGATGAATATAATAAAATAACTGATAATACAGAAAGAAGATCAGACGTTGATTTTTTTATTACAGTAAAACATTTATGCAATGAATTTGGAATAAGTTGGATAACAAAGAAAAAAAAGAAAGAAAAGAAAGAAAAGCAAGAAAAGCAAATGGAAACTAATACAAATATTTCAGGGGAAGAAGATAAAAAACAAAAACAAATTGTTAATAATTATATCAGCGAGATTAATGTTTGGTTAGAAGAGGGGAAGATAATATGCCAAAATATATGGTATGTAGTATTAGTTTTAGTTCCAATTGTTATTTTTACGATGTGTGTTGTAGCACAAGGAAGTGGAAATTTTTAAACGTACCCGCTGTGATTCCTTCCAATACATAAAACATCTCATTCCTCACATACTATATCCGAGGTGAGGAAATGGATAAGAAGGATCAAGAGAAGTTAAACAGAAAGAAAAGCAATGAAGAATTCAACAGCATTACCGAGAAGGTAAAGCCGGAGAATCAGAACCAGCATCACAATGTCAGGAAAGAGGCAGTTGATGTGAAGATGAGACAAATGTAAGGCGTCCATTAGGGCGTCTTTTCTAATACCCAAATACGGATACATAGCTCAGTGGTAGAGTACTTCACTCGTAATGAAGGGGTCGCAGGTTCAAGTCCTGCTGTATCCAGATAGAAAATTAAAAAAACAAACACGAATGAGAGGTGGTGAGCCGGATGGCAAAAGGAAAATATCAAGAATGGATAGAGCCGGAAGGCTTGCTAAAGCTGGAAGGATGGGCGAGAGATGGTTTGACAGATGAGCAGATCTCTTCGAATATGGGAATAACAACATCTACGTTGTATGTTTGGAAAAATAAGTATTCGGAGATTTCGGAGGCCTTAAAAAGAGGGAAAGAAGTAATTGATCGCCAGGTGGAGAATGCTCTGCTTAAGAGAGCACTTGGATACAAGTATTACGAAGTGACGATTGAGGGCGGTGTTGAAACTAAGAGAGTTACGAAAGAGGTAGTGCCGGATACAACCGCACAGATATTTTGGTTGAAGAATAGAAAGCCGGATGTATGGAGGGACAAGAAAGATGTTGGTCTTGCTGGGGAACTTAACACGAACAACCCTTTTGCAGATTTAACAACAGAAGAGCTAAAGAGGCTGGTACGTGATGGATAGAAAGCAGCAGATCATACAAGGTGCTAAGATAGAGCTTGCAAGGCGCGAGTTCTTTTTTTATTGTCAATTAAAAGCACCGGATTTTTATAAAAGCGATAGAACGTTTTTAGTAAATCTCTGTAATGAATTACAAGAATTTGTGGAGTCTGACGAAGAAGTGTGTGTTGTGAATATTCCTCCAAGACATGGAAAAAGCCGAACTGCAGGAAATCTTGTGGAATGGTGTCTAGGGAACGACCCAACATACAAGATTATGACTGGTTCCTACAACGAAACACTGTCTACTATGTTTTCGAAAAATGTGAGAAATAGCATACAAGAGAAAAAAGCTGATGAAAGTAAATCGGTGTTTTCGGACGTATTCCCGGGAGTTGAAATAAAGTATGGAGACGGTGCCATGAATCTGTGGAGCCTCGAAGGTGGTTATAACAACTATCTTGCGACATCGCCTACCGGAACGGCTACAGGATTTGGATGTAATTTGATGATTATAGATGATCTTATCAAGTCAGCGCTGGAAGCAAATAATGCAACGGTATTGGAAAACCATTGGTCGTGGTTTACAGATACGATGTTGTCACGTTTGGAAGAGGACGGGAAAATTATCATAATCATGACGAGATGGCACAGCGAAGACTTGGCAGGGAAGGTGTTGGAATGGTGTCAAAGTAGCAACAAAAAATACCGGCATATAAAGGACAAGGCCCTACTGGATCCTGTTAAACATAAAATGCTCTGCCCGGAGATCCTCAGCTACGAGTCTTACAAAGATAAAACGAGCGCGATGGGAGAAGATATTGCCAGCGCTAACTATAATCAGGAGCCAATTGATCTAAAAGGGCGACTATACACAAAATTTAAGACTTACGAAGATATACCGCGGGATTTCAACGGGAATCAACTTTTTACGGAGATTAAAAATTACACTGATACAGCCGATGAAGGAAGCGACTACTTATGCAGCATTACTTATGGGGTGTACAACATGGAAGCTTATGTGCTCGATATAATCTATACTCAGGAGGCTATGGAGCACACAGAAGGAAAAGTAGCAAAAATGTTATTTGATTATAGAGTAAACATTGCCGATATCGAATCTAATAACGGAGGAAAAGGATTTGCAAGAGCGGTAGAAAGCATATTGCAGCAGCAATTCCAAACGAATAAAACGTCAGTTAACTGGTTCCATCAGTCGCAGAACAAGAAAGCAAGGATTTTGTCTAACTGCACCTGGGTGATGGAGCATATTTATTTTCCGAAGAACTGGAGAGATAGATGGCCGGAGTACTACAAAGATATGAACAAGTATCAAAGAGAAGGTAAAAACGCACATGATGATGCACAAGATGCGACTACTGGAATTGCTGAGAAGATAAGTAAAGGCAAAGTGAAACTAAAGACCTTTAGAGGAGGAATATAGAATGAATGGAAAAAGACCATATAAATTGCCGGAACCGCTTTTATGGTCCGCTGATAAAGAAATCAATCTGACATTGGTGAATGAATACATTCGCAAGCATGAGGAAAGGATGCCGAGATATAACTACCTTGAAAATCTATACAAAGGATTTCACGATGTATTCCATCTTCCGGAAAAGGAATCCTGGAAGCCAGATAACCGACTGGCCGTAAATTTTCCACGGTATATCACAGAGACCTTTTTGGGATATGCTTATGGAATCCCGGTTAAAAAATCACATCCGGATACAAAGATTAAAGATGCGATTATTGAGTTTGACAGAGATAATGATATCTCAGATCAGGAATACGAGCTTGCGAAGAAATGTTGCATCTATGGACATGCATTTGAGTATTTTTACCAGGATGAAGAGGCGAAGACAAAGACCGTGATCTGCAATCCAAAAGAACTGTTTGTCGTCTATGATGATACCGTAAAGAACCGTGCACTATTTGCTATCAGATATGGATATAGAGATGATAAAGTCACAAGGCACGGAGAAATACTGACAAGAGAGAAAATCATCCAATTCGAGGGGGGAATCATGCAGGAGAGCATACCGAATCCCTATGGTCGTATTAATTGTGTAGAATACATGCTGAACGATGAAAGGATCGGGCTTTATGAAGAAGTTGCCGGTATGGTAGAAACATATAATAGGGTGATCGGAGAAAAGGCAAATGACGTAGACTCTTTTGCAGAAGCATATCTTGCAGTGCTTGGCGCCGAGCTGGATGAGGATGGTGTTTATAAGATCCGGGACAATCGAATTATAAATCTTTATGGTACGGAAAATGCAAAAGATATTATCGTGCAGTTTCTTGGCAAACCAACTGCAGACGGAACGCAGGAAAATCTTTTGAATCGGCTTGAGGATTTGATTTATCAGACAAGTATGGTAGCAAACATCTCCGATGAATCTTTCGGAAATGCTTCCGGAACCTCTCTTGCGTATAAATTGCAGTCTATGAGCAATCTTGCCCTAACATTCGACCGTAAAATTGAAAAGTCTATGAGAAAGAGATATAAATTGTTTTGTTCTCTTGCAACGAATGTGCCAGATCGGGACACATGGAAAGATATTGATTTTACAATGAGCAGAAATATTCCGAAAAATCTCCTCGAAGAAGCACAGACAGCACAGGCACTGGAAGATGTTGTGTCAAAGGAGACCCAGCTTTCTGTTCTGTCTATTGTAAGAGATGTTTCCGAGGAAATAGATCGAATGGAGAAGGATGAAGAAAAGAGACAGAAAACAATTGTAGAAAAACGGATGTTCGGAGGTGCGGCAGATGAGCAGCAGGACGTACTGGAAGAATAGGGAAGAAGAGCAGCGAAAGAAGAATATTAGGGATGAAGCCGAATATGTAAAAGAGATCGGGAAGATCTATGTGAACATGATGGATGAGATCCAAAAAGAAATAAATGGATTCTATACAAAATACGCAAAAGCAGAGGGGATCTCGATTACAGAAGCGAAAAAGCGGGTATCCAAAATGGACATTGATGCGTACAGCCGGAAAGCAGCACAGTATGTAAAGGATAAAAATTTTTCGAAGGAAGCCAATGAGGAAATGAGGCTTTACAATGCAGCCATGAAAATCAACCGGCTTGAAATGCTGAAAGCAAATATCGGAATGCATCTTATTGGTGGATTTGATGAGCTTCAGAAGTATTTTGACCAGATCCTGACGGAGAAAACGCTGGAAGAATTTGAAAGGCAGGCAGGAATCCTCGGAAAATCCATTCAGAACAATGCGAAGATGGCACATTCGATCGTAAATGCTTCATTCCATAATGCAAAATATTCGGATCGTATATGGATGTACCAGGATATGATGAAAGCAGAACTGGCGAAACTCTTACAAACAGGTCTGATACAGGGAAAGAATCCAAGAGTATTGGCAAAACATCTTACCAAACTGTTTGGAGTAAGCCGGGAAAATGCAGAGCGACTGATGATAACGGAACTGTCAAGGGTGCAGGCAGAAGCGCAGAAACAGTCTTATATCCGCAATGGATTTGATGAGTATGAGTTTATCGCGGAGCCGACTGCCTGCCCGATCTGTAGGGCTTTAGACGGAAAACATTTTAAAGTATCAAAAATGATGCCAGGAGAAAATGCACATCCAATGCATCCACGTTGCCGGTGCAGTACAGCAGCATATATGGACGATAAAGAGTATCGAGAGTGGTTGGATGGGTATTCTAAACATGGGATGAATTTTGAGGAATGGAAAAATAGGAGAGAGAAAGAAGAAAGCAAGACGAAGTATAAGTACAAAAATACAGTTGTTGATTCAAAGCTCATTAATTCTCCAGAATACAGAAGACGAATTGATAAGATTTCCAATATAACAAAGGTCAACAGAAATATATGGAAGCTTTCGAAAGATATGTTACTCCACAGATCAGGAACAAAGTTTGAAGATTTAGCATATATTGATGAAAAAACGGGAAAATATGAAATCAATAAGGATTATAATGCTGAAAGTCGTGCAAAGCCGAATAAGAAAATGGACGCAATGCTGAAAGATGCAGAGCCGTATACCATCATTGGAATACATAATCATCCAGGAAGCAGCGTTCCAAGTATGGGAGACTTGCTCGCATGCTTATACAGGCAATATAAGTGTGGAGTAGTAGTGTGTCATGATGGAAAAATATATAAATATTTCGTTGATGAGGAAAAGTTTAATCAAGTATTAGCACATTTTGCACTTGATAACTTAGAAAGAACAGGATATACTGATGAAGTAAAGAAGCAGTTTGTAGATGCGGGGGTCTGTTTGGAGGTGTTATGATGGAGAAGGAAAAAGAATATAAAAGAATTTGTGAAAAACTTGGATTTGTTCCATCGGAATATAAATATGATGGACCAGTAGAAGAAGATGATAGCATACCTAATCCCTTTTCGGTATTAACTATTGAAGAAGGAAGATTTTTATATGAAAACGGTTATTTAAATCCAAGATAGATACCATCGGTCGAGCGGGCTGGTGGTATTTTTATACCTATTTTTAAGGAAGGAAGCGTGAATGATATGAGCATACCAGAGAAAGTAAAAGTTTTATATAAAGAATATACAGTAGAAGAACAACAGAATCTACATGATGAAGAAGGCGATTTGTATGGGCTGATACAGTATCTCCCAGAGAAAATCGTCCTGAATGCAGATGCGTCAGAAGAACAGAAAAAATCGACTTTAGTACATGAATTGTTGCATGCACTTGATGAAATGTACAGTATTGAACTGGAAGAGAAGCAGGTTGAGAAACTTGGAAATGCGTTGTATATGCTACATTGCGATAATCCACAATTGTTTCACGCCGAAGGGGGGCGATAACGATTGATTGAGGTAAGAATCCGTCCAGAGCGAATTAAAATCTCTGGACACGCCAGGTATGCAGAACCTGGAAAAGATATTGTTTGTGCGGCTGTTACAGCACTCACACAGACGTTGATCAAGTCGATTGAAGAATTGACGGATGACGAAATAGAATACAGCATATCCCCCGGAAGGGTTGATATAAATCATAGGAATCTATCGGAGAAATCAAAAACTTTGGTAGATTCCTTTTTCATTGGCGTTTGTTTGATTGCCGATGAGTTCCCGGAGTATGTCCGGGTATTGTAACTGGAAGTGAGCGAAACCTCGTAAAACTATGATTCGATGCAATAGTCTGGACAATGGATGGACTGGGGCGAAAGGAGAAGTTAACATGAAACTTAGAGAATTTATGGCATTACAATTATTTGCCGAGAACGAAGGAATTGGGGCGGAAGGCGATGGATCCGGCGCGAACGGCGAAGAAACACATGGCAACGAGGAAAGTCAAGGGACTTCCGGCAACACGTTTGAGGACTTTTTAAAAGACGGAAAGAATCAAGCGGAATTTGACAGAAGAGTCAATAAAGCAATCGAAACTGCACTAGGCAATGCGAAAGTGAAGTGGCAGGAGGATGCTGACCAGAAAGCAGAAGAAGCGGCAAAAGTCGCAAAGATGAATGCAGAACAGAAACAGCAGTACGAACTGGACAAGTTAAAGAAAGAAAATGAGAGATTGCAGGCAGAGTCTGTAAGAAATCAGCTTGGCAGAAATGCGGCAGGGGTGCTTGCAGAGAAAGGCATCGAAGCAACACAAGACGTTCTTGATTTTGTCGTAGGAGCCGATGAGGCAGATACCAATGCAAGAATTGACACTCTCATGAAAATCGTAGAATCCCAGCTTAAGAAAGCCGAGATTGCCAGGGCAACCGGAACTACGCCAAAAACTATGGCAAACTCAGGAAGCCAGTTATCTGAATTTGACAAGCGAATTGCAAAGTATAAGTAAAGGAGAATGTGAAGATGAAGAACAAAGAATTTATGATGTTACAGTTATTTGCGGCAGGAGACAACAATGATATGCCGGTAAGAAGCTACCAGCTTGAGTTTAAAAGACTTTTGAAGGCAGTATTTAAAAAGATGTCTTATTTCGCGGATTTTTTCGGCGGCGAACTTGAGGCACTTGATGGAGTCAGAGAAAATGAAACAGCCTTTTATGTAAAAACATCAGACATTCCGGTTGTGGTTGGAACTGGGTACGATAAAACAGCTACGAAAGCGTTTGGAACGGGAACAGGGAACTCTAGTCGTTTCGGGGAGAGAAAAGAGATTATCTACGCGAACACGCCGGTTAATTACTCTTGGGAATGGAATTACCACGAGGGAATTGACCGACACACCGTAAATAATGATTTTGACGTTGCGGTAGCAGATCGCTTGGAACTGCAGGCGAGGGCTAAGACAAAGCAGTTTAACAAGCAGCACGGAAAATTTATTTCCACATCTGCAGGAAAAACTTTAAGTGTTACTGATTATACGGCAGACAATGTATTAAAGCTGTTTAATGAGCTGTCTAAGTATTTTAACAACATCGAAGCAGTTGGAACGAGGAAGATTAAGGTTTGTTCCGATTTATACAATGCTATTGTAGATCATCCTCTTAATACAACTGCGAAGAATTCCAATGTAAATATCGAAGGAAACGAAGTTGTGAAATTCAAAGGTTTCATTGTAGAAGAGATTCCAGATGAGCTCTTCCAGTCAAAAGAGTGCGCTTATGCATATATTGCAGGAGTGGGGAAAGCATTTACCGGAATCAACACGGCGAGAACGATTGAATCGGAAGATTTCGATGGTGTAGCATTACAAGGAGCTGGAAGAGCCGGAGAATTTATCTTAAATGACAATAAGAAAGCGGTAGTAAAAGTAACAAAATCGGGGGAATAGAACCCGCTCCTGATATAGCCTTGGTAGGCAGCGGGAAAATCGGCAAGGCGAAAATTGGAAAAGGATAGGAGGAATATATTATGGCATATACACCAACAACATGGAGCGATGGAGATGTTATCACTGCGGAGAAGATGAATAAATTGGAGCAGGGCGTGAAGAATGAGCAGGTTGGACCAGCAGGACCAGCAGGAGCAAAAGGCGAAAAAGGCGATCCAGGACCAGCAGGAGCAAAAGGCGAAAAAGGCGATCCAGGACCAGCAGGAGCAAAAGGCGAAAAAGGCGATCCAGGGCAGAGTTACGTTCTTCCAGCGGCGAATAAAACAACGATTGGCGGTGTGAAACAGATGGCTTTAATTGCAGATTTGTCTACAGAAACAGCATCTGACCTGAAAAGCAAAATCAATGCAATTCTTGCGGAGATGAAAAAACAGGGTATCATGGCAAATTCGTAAGGAGTTGAAATTCAATGCTGAATGATTTAAAAAAACTTCTTGGAATCGAGGATGATTCTCTTGATCAGAAACTGGAGTTGATACTCAGATCTGTGCAGGGGCGCCTAAAGCTCCTGCTCGGAGGAATTGAAGTACCGGAGGAAATGAATCATATCGTTGTGGAAGTGGCGGTGATCCGGTTCAACCGGCTAGGTTCCGAGGGGATGTCTTCCCACAATGTCGAGGGCGAGAACATGTCCTACAATGACAACGATTTTGATGGATTTATGAATGAGATACAAGCTTTTTTAGATTCGCAGAAGGAATCAAAACGAGGAAGGGTGCGGTTTATTTGAGATGTGATACAGAGGTATTCTTCCAGTCGATCACGCCCGGAGAATATGATGAGTCTACCGGAGATTATGAAGAAGATAAGATCACGGAAGAAAAAAAGCATGCCAGTGTTACAGATACTGGCACGGATATGATGAATCTTGTGTACGGTGCTATAAAGCAGGGAAGTAAGACAGTGCGCTTGCAGATGCACTATAAAAAGCCGTTCGACCTTATCCGGATAGGCAATGTCCTATACAGAGTGGATTTTGAACGGAAACTTCGAACAAAGCACGTGTTTGTGGTATCGGAGGTGCAGTGATGGCAGGCATTAAATTTGAAGGAATCGCAAAGCTGGATAAAGGTTTGAAAAAAAGAATGGATCTGAATGCAGTCAAGACAGTTGTCCGAAAAAACGGAGCTGATATGCAAGTAAAATCACAGAGAAATGCGCCGGTTGATACCGGGACTTTGAAGCGGAGCATAGGTCTTGATATGTCAGACAATGGAATGACTGCCACAGTAGAGCCGACAGCTGAGTATGCTCCATACGTGGAACTCGGAACCCGGTTCATGGAAGCACAGCCGTATTTAAAACCCGCATTTGAGGAGCAGAAGAAACAGTTTGAAAAAGATTTACAAAAGCTTGTGAGGTGAGGCATGGATCCACAACAAGAATTATTTACAAAATTATTAACAGAGATCAAATCATTAGGGTATGACGTATATGACGGTTTTCTTCCGCCGGATGGTACGTCGTATCCTTTTGTTTATCTCGCAGATAGCCAACAGACAGACGATGCCAATAAAACGGCTGTGTTTGGCAATGTGTATCAGACAATTCACGTATGGCACAACAATCCAAGGCAGAGAGGAACGGTGTCAAAAATGTTGCTGGCGACTAAAAATGTGTGCAGAAGACTGGATCATACCGAAAATTTTGCATGGAATGTCCGGAATGTAAACCAGAGGATACTTCCGGATACAACAACAAAGCAGCCTCTTTTACACGGGTTGCTGGAAATAGAATTTAGTTTTAGTTAGAGAGGAGAAAAAGCATGTTTAAGACAGGTTTACAGTTATTTGCCGAAGCCGTATCCGGAAAGAAAATCGTATATTTATACAGGTTGGCGAAGAATGCTTCGAAAGAGGCGGGAAAAAATTTGGCGTTCACAACGGAAAATGGGAGAACGAAAAGTAAGGATGCGGATTCTACTGCGACAAAGGATGGTTCTATCAGGACACCAGGGACAACGGAAGTAGAGATTACGGCTACAAGTATTTTATCAAAGGGAGACAAGACAGTTCAGGAACTTGAGGATGCAATGGATTCTGATGAATTGATTGAAATCTGGGAAGCGAATCTCGCTGATCCGGCAGAGGAAGGACAGAATAAATTTAAAGGAATGTATTTTCAAGGGTATCTTACAGAGTTTGAAATCACTTCGGCAGCAGAAGATAATGTGGAAGTGTCTCTCACATTTGGAATCAACGGTTCTGGAAAGCGTGGGGATGTCACTGTGACAACCCAGCAACAGGAAATCGCAAATTATGTGTTCAAGGATTCTGTGAAAGAGGGGGAATAATACCCTCTGAGGATGTAGCCTTAATCGGCAGAGGGAAAATTGGAAAGGCAAAAGTAGGAAAGGAATAAATATATACATAGAGGGCGGGAAACTGCTCTCTTTTGTTTTGCTGAAAAGCAAGGAGGAGTTAAAGATGATGGAATTAACAATTAACGGACAGGTGTATCAGTTCAAGTTTGGGATGGGTTTTTTAAGAGAACTGAATAAACAGATGGTCATTCCAGTGGACGGAATACCAGGGGCAAAGAAAGACATCGGATTCCGATATACATTAGGGTCTTTTTTGGATAATGACCCAGAAGCACTTGTAACTATTCTTAATACTGCAAATAGAGGACAGGATCCTCGTGCGACAAGGGAAATACTTGATGATTACGTAGACGATGAAGACACAGATATTGACCAGCTTTTCGAGGATGTTTTGGGTTTCTTAAAGAGTTCGAATGCTACCAAGAAAAACACAGTGGAATTATTGGAAGCTGTGGAGAAGGAGAAGAAGAAACAGGCAGAGATGGAAGCGAAAAAACAGGAGATGATGGCATAAGTTTTGAGGAATTCTATCAAGAGGTTGCCTTGAATTGTTTCCGGTATCTCGGGTTTCGTAGTTTTGCTGAGGTCGATAATCTAACGATTCCGGAATACAACCTTCTGATGGAGGCTGTGCGGTTGAAAGAGGTAGATAAAGACTACCGAAACCACCTGCAGGCGTTTCTGAACTTTGCTGTGAGAGCGGAGAAGAAGATTGGAAAAGGGAAAACGAGACCGGTATATCAGCGGTTTCGGAAATTCTACGATTATGAAAAAGAGGTTGACAAAGTAAAATACAGAAAAAAGAAGCAGGAGAGATTATCGGTTATCGGCAAAATGATGAGAAAGGGGGAGTGATGGCATGGCAGAAAGTTATTCAGTAAAGGCAATATTATCTGCGCAGGATAAAGGATTTAAGTCTGCTTTTGGTGCAGCAATGAAATCGGCTAATAATCTGAAAAACACGATTACAAGCGGACTAGGATTTGGAGTGATGATGGCAGCAGGTCAGAAAGCATTTTCTGTAGTGGCAGGAAGTATGTCAAGCCTGACAAAAGAGACAATCAATACATCGGATTCTATGCAGAAATTGCAGCAGGCGATGCGGTTTTCTGGAGAAAGTGAAGCCGAGATTCAGAGGATTGCGGGTGCAACGGGGACACTGAAAACATATGCGGATAAGACGGTATTTTCGTTAGAAGATGTAATGTCTACATTTGGTGCTTTGTCTGCGAACGGAATTAAAGATGCAGATAAGATGACCGAGGCAGTCGGAAATGCGGTTGCTGTCTTTGGCGGTGGAGCCCAGGAGTTTAGTAGTGTTGGATTGGCGTTTTCGCAGGCTATGGCATCAGGTGCACTCCACGCTCAGGATTGGAACCAGATATTGAATGCGAGTCCACAGCTTGCTGGAGGATTGCGAAAAGAATTAGTAAAGCTGAATCCGGTGCTTGAGAAAGATTTCAAAGGTGCAATGGAGGAAGGTGCTATCACAGCCGATCTTCTTGGTCAAGCAATGAATAATATCGGGATGACTGATATGGCGAAAGAAGCAGCAACATCAGTTACGACGTTCGAGGGTGCAATGGGAAACCTGGAGGCAACGGTCACAAGCGGTATGATGAATTTGTATGACAGCTTTGCAAAGTCAGGTGTAGTGGACGCAATTAACAGCTTTAACGAAAAAGTGGGAAAAGGCTTTGAGTGGCTTGCTGCTACAATCCCGAAGGCAATCGACAAGATTTCCCCGTATTGGGAAGTATTTAAGAAAAATGCAGCAGAGGTTAAGGATGCATTTGGCAGTGCATTTCGAGCAGTTACAAGCGAACTGCAAAAACTCACAGGAGCGTTCGGCTCAACGGAGAGCATAAACGGTTTTTCTGACGTGATGGATTCGGCATCAGGTGCATTGAAATCTTTTGCTGGCTTCATGGAGGAACATGCGGATGTTATTGCAAAGGTACTGAAGGAGCTTCCCAAATTGCTTGTAGCATATAAGGGTTTTAAGATTGTAAAATCAGTAGCTCCGTTTGTAGGCGCATTCACCAGTGCGATCGCAGGACTTGCTGGGAAAGGAATTTCAAAATTAGGCTCAAAATTATTTGGAATTTCAAAAGGACAGGAAGCTTTAGGGAAAAGCAGTGCCGGGAGTTCTAAAAAGATATTGGCATCAGCAAAATCTTTTATGGTACTAGGTGCCGGAGTAGCTTTAATCAGTGGTGGATTCTTTCTCCTTGCAAAAGGGGCAAAGGCGGTAGCAGATTCGGGGCCATTGGCTGCGGGAGTTTTGGCAGGAATGGCAGGTGCAGTGTTGGCTTTAAGTTTTGGTTTTATGAGTTTCTTGAAGAATATTAAGACATCGCCCCAAAAGATGAATGCTGCCTCCAAATCATTCGTAAAGATGGCAGGTGCGGTGGCTCTTGTATTAGCTGCACTTGCCGGTGTGGCATTGGCACTTGTCCCACTTGGAAAATTAGGAGATACTGCAGTTCCGGCACTTGCAGCGTTTGGAATAGTAATCGGTGGATTAACGGCGATATTTGGAGTGTTTGGGAAGAAGTTGCAGGAAAGTGCTATGGGAATTGGGGTGTTTGCAGTATCTGTCGCAGCAATGGCTTTAGCGATGGCTCCTATCGCTAAAACAGGGACAGATGGTGCAATCGCAATGGCTGCGTTTGGTGTGGTGGTTGCTGCTTTAGTGGCAGTGTTTGCAATTTTTGGAACGGCTTTAACGGCTGCAATACCAGCTATGCTTTCGTTCGGAGCTACAATACTTATGGTTGGTGCCGGAATGAATCTAGCATCTTCTCTCATTAGCGCCTTGATTCCGTTTGTAAGGCAGTTAGGCGATACGGTTTCACAGGTCGCCACATCAATTGCGTTTTCAATCTCGATGATATTATCGGCATTTGGAGATTTGGTTTCCACTGTAGCAGATGCAGTAGGGACAATTGTGGCAACAGTCGGGAATACGCTTGTGAATGTGGTAAAAACAGCAGGGGATGTCATAAGTGATGTGGTGGAATCGATCAGTGACGGATTCCGCACGATTACGGATGGTATATCAGGTGTGATTGATGCAATAGGAGGTGCTTTTAGCAGTGTATTGGAATCAGTGGCAGATGTCATAAATTCCATTGGAAATTCGGCGAAAAATGCTGGAAAAGGATTTAAAAGTGTTGCAGAGGGAATTCAGATCATCTCGGAACTATCCATTATTGATATTGCGAAGTCTCTCGGAGCAGTTGCAATAGGTTTGGGAGAAATTTCGTCAAAAGGAAAGGGACTGAAAGAAGCGGCAGCCGGTGTTGAGGTTATGGTTGTCTCTATCACATCGGCATCTACACAGCTAGCCTTATTCAATGTGTCTTTACAGAAGATGGGTTCGTTGTCGGTATCAGTCGCTTCTGGTATTACGGCAATCAAAAAAGCATTTGCCGGGTTTTCAGTTCCACCAGTTGATACAAGTAGGATTACAGCGTCATTTCGTTCCATTGTTTCGAGTGCCAATATGGTAGCGGTTCAGGTGTCAGCAACAGGTAAAAACACTGCAAACAATTATGCAAGTGCGATGGCTTTTGGTTTCAGGAAGGCTGCTACGGAAACGATGAGCGGGGTAAGCAAGATAAAAGATGCTGCAGGTAAACTGGCTACCTTGTTGCCGAAAACAGCTGTACAGGCTATGAATGGATTTAATAATGCATTTTCTTCTGGAAAGACGAAAGCGATATCCATTGCGAAAGCAATGGCAACTTCCGTTGTATCTGCTATGAAGTCGGCACAGGAAGGAGCGTATAACAGTGGATATTATATTGGTGTAGGTCTTGCGAACGGCATGGAGGCTTCTTTGGGGCGAGTACGGAGTATTGCAGCACAGCTGGCCGAGGCGGCAGAAAAGGCAATCCGTGCAAAAGCGAAAATTCATAGTCCTTCAAGAGTTTCGGAGGAGCTTGGGGAATACTATGGCGATGGCTGGATTGGCGGAATTCAGCGGAGAATGAAGGAAGCATATCATGTTGTGAAGGAATTGGTGTCAATTCCAGCAGTGGATGAGCCAAGGCTCGCTGTTGCTGGATATGGAACTGTTAAAGACTTGGATGAGGGGTACAGTTATAACAGGAATGCGACATATACAATTGTTGTTCCAGTTGAGGTGGATGGTCGGGAAATCGCAAAAGTGACAGCACCATACACACAGGAAGAACTGAATAAATTGGAAAAGAGAAATAACAGAAAAAGGGGATTTAGATAAGGAGGGCAAATGTACAATTTTATAGACACGACAGAAAGTCAGAGTGGCGGTACACTGCCCTCTGAGGCCCTGAATTTTGATGGGGAATATATAGAGAATCTGATTCCTGGCTACCGGACATTGTATGTATCTGGCAGGGAAGTGATTGATACAGAACTTTTGACGGATGAAGTAGGTGTGAGGGACGGAACAAGGTACCGGAGAAAAAGATACCCGGAAAGGATTATCACAGTAGGCTATCAGTTGATTGCAAAAGATGTATTATCGTTCCGAGCAGCTTACAATAAGTTGAATGCAATCTTAGATACAGATGAAGCAAAACTGATATTTGCGGATGAACCCGACAAGTATTTTATAGGGACCAAGGAAGGGACTGATGATGTTCCGACTGGAGTCAATGCAGTAAAAAGTGAACTGACATTTCATTGTGCTGATCCATTTAAGTATTCTGTGAAAGAAAAAGAAGTCATTCCGACAATGGATGAAGATACGACCTTTGTGGTTGATTACAGAGGAACACATAAATGTTTTCCAGTGCTGGAAGCGGAAGCAAATGGCGATATTGGATTTGTTGGATTTATAAAGCAGAATGGGAAAGTTATACAGATCGGGAATGCAGATGAGCTTGACGGAGAAAATTATGAGATGTCACAGACTTTGGTGGACGAAGAATTTGTATCCATTTCACCAGAATGGAAATTAAATTCCGCAAAAATTATAGAATTTACGAATAGTTCAGGTGGAACAGTGAGCACGATACAGACTGGAACGGTAACAGTTGGAAAAGATAGGAGTGGAAAAACTATTTTAGGTCCATCTAGTTACGGGAATATTGTTGCGTATGGTGGTCCAAGCGTAACCCGGCAGATACCCGCTGATCAAAGTGGTCATGTCGGTGCAAAGAATTGGACGTTTTCGTGGCATCATAACTTCACGCTTACCCATGCAAAGCAGTTGGGAGCGGTGGAATTCCTTGTGACCGGTCTTAAAAATGGGAAAAAGGTCACAATTGCATCTGTGACATACTCACGAAATGCGATGAATACGAAAGCGTGGGGATGGTTTTATGTAAATAATAAATGTGTAAAATCGTATATCACAATCGATGATGTGACTGCGGAAAACAAAGTGACTGGATACAGCGGAGGGCGTTCCGGCATCCGGAAATTTGGTACGAAAGTTGCGTTTGATTTTGCGGGTCAGGTATTTGAGTTTACAGACCCGGAAATTGTGGATGTAGAAGCAACTGAAATAAGTGTTTTTTTCCTGGCAACAAAGGGGTATGACAGTATGAACTTAAATGGTGTTTATTCTGTAAAATTTGTTTCGCATTCCGTAGAGTCTTGGCGAAATGTACCGAATAAATTCGGGGAAGGCGATGTAATATTAGCGAACTGTAAAGCAGGAACTATTTTAGTAAACGGTGTGGAGATGCAGGGGCTTGGGGCTCTTGGAAATGATTGGGAACAGTTTTTTCTTCATCCAGGTACAAATCAGATCAACTGTGTATATTCCAATTGGGCAGAAAAACCGCATTTCAAGTTGAAATATAGAGAGGTATGGCTATGATCTTTTATTTCGCAGACAGACATATGAATATATTAGGACAAGCAAGTACAAATCTTCCTGATGGAATCCTAGTTCGGGATGACAAGAAGGTAGAAGAGATTGATACCGGTGTGGCGACGTTGGAATGTTATATTTCTGCTACTGGAAAAGACAAAAAAGGGGCGGAAATATATACAACAGTAGGAAACTATATATTAAAGAAAGATCGAGATGAGACAAGAGCATATACCATTATCGAGCGTGAAAAGGATACAAAAAACGAAGAAATTTGTATTTACGCAGAGGATGCAGGGCTGGATCTTCTGAATGAGGTTGTTGGAGAGTATGAAGCAGATCGGGATTATCCAGTCGTGTATTATACTGAAAAATTTGTTGGAAATAGTGGATTTGAAATCGGTCTGAATGAGATTAGTGATCGCTCCAGGAAACTGAAATGGGAAGGTGAAGCGACTGCGACAGAAAGACTTGCAAGTGTAGCAACACAGTTTGATGCGGAAATCTCATATAGTTTTGAAATAACTGGACTTCAAATTTCGAAAAAATATATCAACTTTTATAAAAAACGTGGAAAGGATATTGGTACAGAATTACGCTTGAATCGAGATATAGACAGGATTCGTACGAAAGAGTCTATTGCGAATATTGCGACAGCCCTTGAAGTGACTGGGGGAACACCGGAAGATTCCGAAGAGCCTATTACGTTACAAGGATATCAATATGATGATGGTGATATTTATATTGACGGAACAAAGGTGAAATCACGAGAAGCATTGAAGCTTTGGGGACGTTATATGATGAAAGATAGCGATATTGTAGGGCATATCACAAAAACGTATAGTTATGATACGATGAGTCAATCGGAGCTTTGTACTAGATCTGTAAATGAATTGAAAAAAGCTTGCAAAATGGAAGTGAATTATGAAATTGATATCAGCAGACTGCCAGAATGTGCACGGGTAGGAGATTATATTAACATCGTAGATGATGAAGGTGGATTGTATTTAAAGGCAAGAATTTTGAAACTGGAAAGTTCTGAGACAAACGATGAACATGTGGCAACTTTGGGAGAATATCTGATAAAGGATAACGGGATATCACAACTTCTTGAGGATTTGGCAGAGCAGTTTAAACAGTTGGCGGCAAATAGAACATTTTATACTTGGATTGCTTATGCGGACGATAATAAGGGAAATGGAATTTCTTTGAACCCGGATGGCAAGAAATATATTGGAACAGCAGCAAACAGAACAACGAAAACACCGGATTTGAGTGACGCAACAATATATTTATGGATGCTGGCAAAAGGAGATGATGCTGTTACGCTCCACATTGATTCGAGCAATGGAAGCATCTTTAAAAATAGCGGGGTGGCAACAACTCTGACAGTAACAATTCTTGTTGCAGATGAGAGAATTGATACATCTAAAAAAATGAAAGATTATTTCGGACAAGCAGCTTATTTAGAGTGGGAATGTAAGCGATTAGGAGAGACGGAATTTAAACCGATTTCACATACTGACAAGAGATTATCAGATGAAGGTTTTATTTTCACATTGACGCCCGAAGACGTGGATGTCAAATCAACATTTAATTGTAGTTTGAATTATTAGGAGGATTTAAAATGGCAAAAAAAGCAAGTAATCAGGTAGACTTACTCGATCTTACAGATGGGTATTCAATCATAATGACAAATGACTCATATACATTTTTGGGAACAGAAACAAGCGTAAATGGGACACAGACAACATCGACACAGATTATGGCTCTTTGTGGTGCAGAACAAGTGGCTTGTAAAATAGGTGCGATAGAGTGTCCAGAAGGGTTAAGTGCAGTTTCTGATGGAAAGACACCAACTCCAACGGTTACGATTACAGCAACATCAGCACTAAAAAAGACAGGATCCATTACAATACCGGTTGTTATCGGGGAGATTACGGTTAATAAGGTGTTTAGTTTTTCCATTGCATTTAAGGGGCAAAACGGTCAGGATGGTACAAGTGTTACAGTAAAAAGTACATCGGTCACTTATCAGATTTCAGCTTCGGGGACGACGACGCCAACAGGAGAGTGGCTGACTTCTGTACCTAATGTGCCGGCGGGGCAATACTTATGGACTAAAACAGTTGTAACTTATAGTGATGGAAAATCTACGACAGCATATAGTGTATCGCGTAGCGGAACGAATGGTTCAAATGGATCAAGTATTACTGTTACGAGTCAGGAAGTAACTTATCAAAAAGGAAACTCAGGAACAACACCGCCTACTGGAGAGTGGTTATCTACCATTCCAGCAACAAATCCGGGAGAATTTCTGTGGACTAAAACGGTTGTAACTTATAGTGATGGAAAATCTACAATTTCCTATAGTGTTTCGCGGAACGGAACGAATGGCACGGATGGACAGGATGCGCTTAATCTTGTTATAGAGTCCTCAGCTGGAACAATTTTTAAAAATACAGCAATTGCAACTACATTGACAGCACATGTCTATAAAGGAGGTACTGAGGTGATTGGCGGTGCACTTTCGGCACTTGGAACAATTAAATGGTATAAAGATGGTGGATCTGTGCCAATTGCTACAGGCTCTACATTTACAGTGTCAGCGGGAGATGTATCAAATAAAGCCACTTATACAGCGATACTGGAGGGATAGGTATGGCTATAAAGTCAATAGCTGAAATTACTTTAATCCGTGTGAATGATGGCTCTGACGGAAAAGGGATTAAGAGCATAATGGAATATTATATGGTATCTACCGTTAATTCTGGAATCACAACTGGAAACAGTGGGTGGAGTACGGAAATTCCTACTATGACAACTATAAATAAATATTTATGGAATTATGAAAAAATGATATATACAGATAATACCTCTGTGGACACTACACCAAAAGTAATTGGGATATATGGGGACAAAGGTCCGCCGGGACAGACTGGAAACGGAATAAAATCAATTGCAAATTATTATCTTGCCACTACCGCGAAGAGTGGCGTGACAATATCCACAGAGGGTTGGACAACAACGATACAAACTATGACTTCATCTAAAAAATATCTTTGGAATTATGAGATTGTTGTATATACAGATGGGAGCAAATACACATCTGCTCCATGCATCATAGGGGTATACGGTGACAAAGGAGCCGCAGGAGAAAATGGAATGAGTGGAATTATTGTATCAGATACAGCACCATCAAATCCAGAAGTAGGTCAATTATGGCAGAAAGCATCCGGTCAACCAATACAACGCTGGGATGGAAAGAAGTGGACTATTCATTATATTTCGGTAGATAATTTGGATGTGGATACATTGAGTGCCATTTCAGCAAATCTAGGAGATGTTTCGTTCGGAACAATTACAAATTATGTGGAAGGAAAAAGGGCACTTGCAGTAGGAAATAATAGTGTTGATTTTTATAATTCAAATGCTGAAAGAGAGCATATTGGATATATAAGACCGTACACGGATGGAGGTTATGACAAATATGGAATTGAGATTGTAGGAGACAACAGATTTCTATTTGGAGTAGCTGGCAATATCGTACATATGGATAATCAGACATTGAACTATGATGGATTGTTTAATTTAGGTGGCAAGCCAATGAATTATGAAATTATAACATTATCAAATACAATCGCCATAAAGTATGCGAACGGATTGTTGATATGTGCTGGACACACTTCTTTTGCAGCTACAACAGCTATTACAGCAAAAGCGGATGTGGTATTCCCGGTTCCGTTTAAAGATACAGGCTATTATTTTGTGTCAAACGTGCAAAGAAATGGAAGTATTGTTACGTCTTACTGGGAGGGAGATGTTGGTGGAAACAATATACGTACAACAGCAAAAACCAGTATTTCTCACTCGAAAACAAATGGAAATTATGGAATTGCCTACAACTGGTTTGCAATAGGATTTTGGAAATAGTGAAGGAAAATTTATAAATGAAGAATGAAGAAATCAGAGTGAGACCGTAAGGGTCTTTTTATTTTTGTTGCATAAAAATAGTAAAGGAGATGAAGAATTGGAGACGATTATTTCAGCGTGCATATCAGCATGCGTGACGTTATTGGTGTGTATCATAAGCAATCGTGCACAACAGGAGAAAACAAGAGCGTTAATGCAGTACAAGCTCGATGAGCTTACGAAAAAAGTCGAAAAGCATAATTCAGTTGTGGAAAGGACTTTTTTATTGGAAGAAAAAATTAAGGTAGCAAATCATAGAATTGAAGATTTAGAGGGAAAGGTAGGATAAGACTATGGAACAACTTATTATGAATACAACATTGATTATTGGAATTATTGGAGTACTTGCGTTTGCGGTATCCGTCATTACACAGGTATTTAAAGGAGTATCGGGGCTTAAGAAGATTCCTACAGACATCTTAGTATTTGTACTGTCTATCGGAATCACGGTGATGGCGTTTATTGCATATATGCAGTACATACAACAAGCGATTTTGTGGTACATGATCATTGCTGCTATTATGGCAGGATTCTTGGTGGCATTTGTGGCTATGTACGGATGGGAAAAAGCAGCAGAGCTTTGGAAGAGATTTTACAAGGGTAGCGTAGACAGATAA